GAGGGTCATCCGTGAATGAGACTCAGCCAATTCGATTTTCGCTACCCATGCCTGCTTACGCGGGTTGGGGGAAAGGGGGAATTGTGTCTTCACCGCACGCTTGCGTCTCCAAACCCGCATCGAACGCGGAGAAAACTGTAACGCCAAACTACTGGTGAATAACTCGGGCTGAAGCCATTCCTGCGGTACGGCATTGTCGCGAGTTCTGATTCAAGCAAGGTATAATAGTGGATCAGAAGCAGCCTGCCCGTGCTGGAAGGAATGCGGCGATGAGCGATGTCCGAAGCGACTGGCTGTACCACAATCCCGAACATTTCGTTCTGGAGAATGGGCGTCCATTTACTCCGCAGCCGAGACCCAAGGGGATCAGAACAGGCAGCTTCAGGCAGTGCTTCGACAACGCTTTCCGCTTGGCACGGCGCAGGAAACTGGTCTATGTCGAAGGATATGCGATCCGAGGGTGGGACGATTGGCGATCTTTGCCAATTCTCCACGCCTGGTGCTCAACGCCCGATGGCTTGGTCGTTGACAGCACTTGGAAAGACGGCCTGGAATACCTTGGGGTGCCCCTCGACATGGGCTACGTTGAGCGCAGCCGAGAAACGTCCGGCCAATTCAGCGTCTTGGAGAATTGGGAGCAACTGTACCCCATCCTTCGGGACCGCACGACCGACTGGAAGTATCGAGGCGAGATCGAGCCATCGGCGCATCGTCCTCTTGAGGTCATTGATTGGCTGAAGGCGATCAAGGAGCACTTTGATGGCGAGTGTGAAGCCCAGCGTCAACCAGAGTCGTGACCGACATCAGTGAGCCGTCGCGGGTTGTCGGTCTACTGATAGAACTGGTGCGTGGCCATCCCCTGGCGATCCGCCTGGGAGGTGAGCAACTTGAAGACCTTGCAGTCGGCGAAGTCCACCAGCTTGCAGCGGGTAACGTGGACGCCGAACTGCCGCAACTCGCGGCGGGTTTCTTTCGTCAGGGTCTTGGTGAGTGATTCATCCCGGATGCCCGCCATGATCTCGTCGTAGTCGTGCGTGGCAATCACGCGGACCACGGCTGATTGGGTCAGGTCGTTGATCGTGGTGTCCACGTCCCAATTCAGCTTGCCGATGGCCCGCACGGGATCGGGAATCTTGTAGACCACCAGGGTCTTCACCACCACTTTCTTGCCGTCCTTCGTGGCCATCACCTGGTCTGGGATGGCGAGCGTCTGGCGAGCGGTCACGATTACTTCCACTTCAGTGGTCAAGGGCCAGTAGAAATGCAAGCCGGGGCCGAGCAGGCGGATGTGCTTACCGCGCACCCATTTGCACCCGCCATGCGTGGCCCGCACAATCACAATGCGAGGGAAGAATTGATAGATGGTCTGGAATAACTGGTTCAACCAAGCAAAGGCGCTTTCCATGAAATACCTCCGTCAAGAAAGACAAGTGCCCAGATGGGAAACCACCTGGGCACTTTGCACAGACGCACTTGCCGCACTTGCCTTGTTGTCTACTTCCCGTGATGGAAACTCTTGAGCGTCTTCGCCATGTTGATCTGCCGCTTCGTCGCGGTCGAAATGTTCGTGGGCGGATGCGCCTCAAAGGCGGCCAGAGACATCCCGGCGGCCTTCGCCTTTGCGGTTAGCGCACCGGGGTGATTGATCGCGTTCTGAATCCACTTCTTTGCCATTGCCAGGCTCCTTTCACGTTGGACATCAAGATGGGCAAACATATTCAACTCGCAGGTCGTACACGTAGGCGTCCACGTCGAACGCGCCGATCCAGTAGGTTTCGTACCATCGGCCGGCGGCATAGTCGTACATATAGCCCATGCCAATCGGCTGATCGTAATAGTTGGACGAGCCAACGGACGTGCTGCTTTGATAACCCGGACTGAAGGACAGCACGTAGCCTGAGCCCACGACCGTGGAGTCCGAATTACTGCATGTGTACCAATACTCGTCTTGGCTGCCGTACTGCCGAATCGCGCCGGTATCGACCCAGCGGTCCTGGTAGATGCAGTCTACCCAGTGGATGTGCGTCAGAGTGTAGTGGATGATCTGGCCCGTAGGTCCGCCGACGCACTCTTCCAAGTGCGCCACTACATCCTCTCCCATCGCGGCGACCATATCGGCGTAGCTGACGTAGCCGTAAAGGTACTGTTCGACGATCTGCGAGAAGGGAATCGTCACGTAGTAGCCGCCGGGGTTGATTTGGACCGTCCCCGATCCCCGCGGCACGCAGCACCGCTCCTCTTCGCAGCCGCACCAGCCGTTCTCAATAGCTTCCTCAAGCTCGTCGATGGTCGCCTTGAGCCACTTGCCGGTCGAAGGTGCATCGAAGCTGTTAGTCGAACAAATCTCGCCCAGCTTCGCCCGTGCCGCCGCGATGTCGGTCTCACTCCACTTATGTGGTGCGGTCACAAGCGGCAATTCCTCCACCGCATCGCAGCCATCGGGCGGATTCCTGGCCAGCGCGTTGATCCGCCCAAGCAGACCATTCCACCTCTCAATCGTCAGCGGGTACGTGGCAGCCATGACTCGGCCCTAATCTTGCAGGAACGCCGTTCCGGCCCCGAACTTCTCGCTGTCCGGGTCGTACTCGAAGTCGAACTCGTGTTCGCCGCTGGTCTGGTCCCAGAAGGAGACATCGGTGCGGATGCACAGATAGGTGTCGCCGAACTTCAAGACATCCGTGAGCGGCCGAGGCTTTTCCATGTGGTCCGAGTCCGCGACCATCGCCTCGCGGCTGATCGCCAACTTCTGGTTGTCGCCGTCTTTGACGATCCCGGCTAGGATCGAAGAAAGGTAGGCGGTCTTGACCTCCGTGCCCGACGTGTCGAGAACCTTGGTCTTGTTGAGGTCAAGCGTGATCTCCGTGGCTGTCGTGGCGTGCGGCGTGATGGCCGGCAAGCTCCGCCGGGGATAAATCTTCAGGTTCAATCGCGGGCGCGAGCCGGGCGAGAGGTTGATGTAGGTCGCCGAGTCCACCACCGGCTGGGCCGTAAAGCCGGCATCGGTTGGCGTGCGGTCGCCCCAGTCGCTTTGCGCCTTGAAGACCACGTTGGGACCACCCACGAAGACGATGCTGCTCTGCGGAATCGTCGTTGTGTCGCCCACGGGCAGGCTCCCCGTGGCCTGGGAGCCGATTCCCGCACCGCCGGCACAGTCGGCCGCGATCTCGGCGGCGGTCGGCCAGGCGTCGGTCTGCGACAAGGCCGCCGGCCAATAGAACTTGTACTTCTCCATCGTGCCGGCCAACACCGGGACCAGGCACTCGAAATCGACGCAGTTGTCGGCCGAGTTGTAGTTGGCCTTCTCGACAACCGCCAATACCGACCCGGATGCCACGTAAGGGCTGGCGAAGTCCAGCGTCACCGCGTCGAACGTCTCCAGGTTCAACTTGTTCAAGAAGGTCTTGAACTTGATCCGCTTCCAGGTGTTCGACTTGCGGATCAGCCAGAACGTCGCGCACTTGTAGGCAACGTCGGGCTGGTTGTAGATGTAGAAATCGTAGTCCTGTTCCTGGGTGCCGTACTTGGCGACATTGTGCCGCAGGATGATCGTCTTTTCCGCTTTGTCCTTTGCCTGATCGGAAAGATCGGCCCAACTCTGCCGCCATGTGACCTTCATCTTGGTCACGATGTCTTCTGTGGCGGTCAACTCGACCTCGATACCCTGCTCGGCGTCGATGTCGCTCACGGTAATCGTGCCGGCCGGCGTCGGCTCCTCGGGCAGGTACTTCAAGTAGAAGACGCCGTTGCTGATCCATAGCGCACAGCGGGCCTGGAAGGCGATCTCCTGCAAGACCTGGATCGTGTTCTTCCGCTCCAAGATCGGGAAGTTGGCCGGGAACGGCCGGAGCTTCTCCTGGACGTGATCGAAGGATTCCTCATCCCAGTCCAGATCGGTGTAGTTCTGAATCAGGTACTTGAGGATTTTCACGGTGTCCGGGCCGACGCTCGACTGGAACGTGACGTAGAGATCGTCGCTCCAGCCCTGGTCGGTAATGGACGAGAGCGGCTGGTTGACGACGATCTGCACGGCCGTCACCGAGCCATAAGCCTGGGTCGTAACGGAGTACAGGTCAGTCGGCACGTCCGTTAGCCGTCGCTCGCCGGTGAGTTGCTTGTACGCCTTCACCGCCAAGACCGTGCCGGGCACGATGGAGGCGATGTAGGTAATCGGCTCGTCACTGGCAATTTTCACCGACGCACCGGGGTCGGCCCAGAACTGCTGGACCACGGGGTCGGTGTCCATCTGGCTCACCGTGGCGTTAGTGTTGGTCGTCACCGATCCCATGTCCACAATCTTGTTTCCCTTGGGGAATCCGTCGCCGCAACCATTGGGAACCTCGTCCTCGTAGCGGAAGTAGCTGATCTGCGTCGGCTCCAAGCAGACCGCCGGCTCCTGGGTCTTCTGGTTGTAGGCATCGGTCGCGGCGGCGTCGTCTGCCGGGTGCTGGCGGCTATCGACGTAGAACAAGTCGCCTTGAAGATGTCCGGTGAACAGACCGCCGTTGATGTTGAGCGTGATGGTCTGGTTCTGCGGAAAGTCCCCGCCGCCCAGGATATGGATGGGATTGTCGCCGAGACCCTTGGCGTTGGCCTCGTCGATCTGCTGCTGCCGGCGGGCCAAGGCGCATTTCTTCTGCTTGTCCTGTTTCGCTGCCGCCTCCAGGATTTGTTTGTTGAGAGCGTCGATCTGCTTCTGAAGGTCGTCGGCCTTCTTCTGGTCTACCGGCGTGTGGAACGATGGTGCCCAGCACTCTTTGACCTTCTTCAGATGGCTCACCTGAATCTGCATCTGCGCAAGACTCATTATGAATTGCGAGTCGTCCGCACCATCGGGCAGCTTGGCCCACAGGTCCATGCCGCTAAGGATGCCCACGCCGGTGAGCGTGCTGCCCGTGACCGCCTTGTTTACTTGCAGGGCGGGGCAGTTCATCACTGTGCCGAAAATCATCGGCCACGCCTTGCCCACCATGTCGGCTGGCAGGTAGGGGAACTGGCCCTCTTCGGCCGAGAAGCCGATCTCTTTGTCTTCCAATTGGGAGAGGATGGTGAACTTCACCGTCCGGTCCCGTTCGCTCCAAGTGATGGGCGAATTGACTTGGCCGCTGAAGAGCAGGAAGGCGTCTTCCAAGTCCAGCCCGCTGAAATGCTGGTAGACTCGCGCCGGCCGCTTCTGAACGTCGTGGGCGTCGAAGATCGCCTTGATCGTGCCATCCGTGTCGTCGAGCGTCACGGCCAACTCCTGCGATCCGCTGTTAGTGCTCACGTTGACGACGTTATCCAGGTCGCCGACCTCCACGATCCGGCCCGAAATGTCGCCGACGGTGCGGTCGGCGTAGACAGACGTGCTGCCATCGACCCAATCCACCTCGATGATGGTGATTGGCTCGTTGCCGTAGCGTACCGCCAGCTTCGCCAGTCCTGCCTCAGAGATACTTCTCACTGCTCGATTCCCTCGAACTCCAGGTCGATCATCTGGGCTTCGCCGACCGGCCAAGGTGCAATCGCCGGTCCCGCTTTTTGCGGCGTGTCGAACTCGAACGGGTTGTTCGTGAAGTTGCCCACCCAGGTGCGCCCCTTGTGGTCGATGACCTTCACCGGCGAGGCGAAGTAAGCAAAGAGGAAGGCCCGCAATTCCAGGCCCTTGTTGCGCATCAGCCGAAAGGTCCACTTGAGCTTGCGGCGATCGCCCTTCCGCTTGACGTAGGTGTAGCGCGTTCCGTCCATCGCCGTCTTGCGCGTCACGGTCGCCGTCAAGCCTTCCTGGTCGCTAAGCTGCGGATTAGGCAACAGCGTCGTGGTCTGTAGCGACGGATATGGGGCTGCAAGCGTGAACATCGGCCTCTCCTTGCTGCGTTATGCGGGCAGCAACTCGCCCTCGAACTCCAAGCTGGCCGAATAGCTGTTGCGGCCATCTTGGACGACCGGATCGGTTGGCGTCATCACCACGCCCTTCCAGCACCGGCCTTCCCAGTCCAAGAGGCCAATTTCCTCGCCCAAGTGCGTTTCGAGGAAGGTGAGCAACTGCTGAGACTGAGTGGCGCTGAGGCCCGAGAACGTGAGCACGAGAGTCTGAATCTTGGGCCAGAGTGGATCGGCAAACACGACCAGCGTGCCGCCACGGGTCTCCCGCAGGATGCGGTTGAAGCTGAGGCGGTCCTTGTTCCCCAGGTTCGGTGCCCGCAGCGTCACCGAATCGGTGACGCTGCCGCTGGCCGGATAGAACAGACGGAACGGCAGCGCGGTGTGCTCGGGCGGCCCGACCGTCACCGGCGGAGGAGTGGGCGCTCCCGGTGCCCCTTCGCCGACGAACGGATGGTACTGCTGGCGAACGCCGGCAAAGACGATGCTGAAGGTCGCCGCCTGACGCAAGTCGAGTGCCGAGGCCGCTCGGCGTGGGCCGCTCCGCGCTGCGGTTGCCTGGCCAGAGAGCGCCAGCGTCGATTTCGTGGTCTTGCACTTATCGACCGCCGCTGTCTGTGAGAAAGACAACCAGTTGCCTGTATCCCCCGTCTGGTTGGGACGGATTTCGCCCAGCAGTTCCAAGACGCTTTCGGCCGACACCTCGATGGCAGTCGGTTTCACACGCACGGCCGAAGCCGACTGCCCCAGCGGGATCGCCTGGCTCGCCGCCGCCACAAGTGGCCGGGCCACGCTGGCGGCGTCTTGCAGGCCGTCCAGCCGCGTGACCATCTCGTTAAGCTGCGGGTCGTACTCTTGCGTGGCAAGCTGGACCGGGGACTCGGCCGACACGTACCACGGCCGGCTGACGGGAGCCTCCTGCGACAGGGCAATGGCGCTGGTGGCAGCCACGCCCCGCGCTACCGCAACTTCCGCCCAGTCCCATATCGGGAGCCAATCCCAGACTTCCACATCCGCTGAGACCCACATGCCGCCGGCCGCAGCGTCCGTCACGTCAAGCGCGCTCGTCGCGGAGACGGCCCGGACGACCGAAACGCTGGCTGCCGATCCCAACAAGATGGCGGACTCGACGGCACTCGTAACGACCTTGTGACTCGCCGCCGCATCAGTCACCGTGATGGTGTCGGAACCTCCCACAGCGCGGACGACCACTGCATCGGCTGCCGTAGTCGGGCTGAGGGCCGATTGGGCGTCTAGTGTCCGCAGGATACTATGCCCGGCCAGGTCGATCAGATCGAGCGAATGAGCCACGTCCAGGCCGAGTGTTAGGCCAACGTCCAGGGTCGAACCCAAGCTGATCGCTGACTCGACCGGGAGCGTCCAGATCGTTCGGCTTGTGCGAGCGGCCTCATCCACAAGATCAAGGGCGTTGGCCGCCACCACCGCCCGCACGGCTGCGGCGGCGGCCGACGCCGCAGCCGGCTCGATGGCCGAGTCGGCATTGATGGCAAGCAGAGCCGTGCGGGCGGCCTCGTCCGTCAATTCCAGCGCGTCGGCCGCCGCCAAGGTCCGCACGGTCAACGTTTCGGCCGTCACCGTCAAGTCGGCCGCCGACTCCGCCACGACGGTGAATACCGCCGCGCCAATCGCGGCGTCCACCAGGTCGAGCGCGTCGTTGGCAGCAACATCGCGTACCGCCGCGCTGGCTGCCGAAGCCACAAGGGTCAATTCGCTGGCGGCATTAACACTGCGCACTGCGGTGGCGCTGGCCGAATCTGTCAAGGCAAGCGCGTCCGATGTAGTGCGACCGCGCACGACGGCCACGCCGGCATCGCTGGACAGAGCCAAGGCGGTCAACGCCGTCCCATAGACGATGGTGGCCCCGCCGCCGCCCTCGGCCTCGCCCAGGGCCAGCCGCATCCCAGCCAAGAATGAATTGGCGGTGCCGAGCTTGCCGGTCCTGTCGCCCGTCGCCGGTCTCGGTTCCTCCGCGCCAGCATAGGCCAGTTGTGCGCTCCCCAGGCCGGAATCCTGGCCGCCCAAGACCCAGCGGCGAGCAAGATGGGCTACGAACGTCGGTGCCGGATCAACCGTCTGCGCTACCGCCAATACGCTCTCGGCCGAGAGGTGAGTAACCTGGGAGCCGACTACGCCGTCCAGCCCGAGGACAGTGCTACCCAGGGTCGCGCCGAACCGGCCGGTCTGGACGGTCGGCGTAGGCAGCGATGCCTCCGCCCCAGTAAACGCCGGCTCCATCGCGCCCAGGCGAGAGCCTTGACCACCAATGGTCCAGTGAGGAGACGAGTGGGCGGCGAACGTCGGTGCTGGGTCGGCCGTCTGCGCAAGGGCAAGCCCGCTCTCGGCCGAGAGGTTGAAGGTCAATGGACCGACCACCTCGGCCAAGGCGAGAATCGTGCTGCCTAGCTCCCCGCCGAGCCGCCCATCCTGCGTCGTAATCTCGGGCGGCGTGGCCTCGGCGGCAGCGAACGCCAGTTGCACGCTGGCCAGCAAGGAGTCAGCGGTGCCCAGCTTGCCGGTCTCGGCCATTGCTTAGCTCTCTTCCCAGTGCAGGAGCGACAAGGAAATCTTGTTGGCGTTGTTCATCGGGTCGATGAAGATACCGAACTGATTAGGCGTGTTGTAGTTGCCAAAACTGTCTTCCGTCCACTTGATCCAATTCACGCCATCGACGCTGTAGTAGAATCGCTTGTAGTTTCCGGCCCACTCGAACTTGACCCAGAAGACGCGCCACCACGGCCATACCTGCCGGCCGTCAATTGATGGCGTGTTTTCAGTGGCGGTCGGAGAGGTGTAATTGACGTATTCGAGAAAGGGGTACGAGCTTGTCTGCCACTCGCGAAGGCCCCACGTTGTCAGGTTGCCATCGTCACTTCCGCCCACACACCGCGCGCAGAATCCGGCCTTTGGCCCATTCATCGAAGCAGCGCCATGATACGCGAAAGCCGCCACGATGCTCGTCGTCCCCGCAGCCAGCGGCCGAACGTAGAGGCGAAGCTGCGGGTTGTTGGCGTCCAGGTCGGGGTCTTCCAACAGCAAAGCACTACCAACGAACGTCGCCGTGGCATTACCCTGGTTGACCCATTGCCATCCGCTTTGGGGCGGTGCCTTGAATCGCCGGAACGGCCCGTACTGATGCCAGGCAGAACCGTCGTCATACTCCAGGAACAACCCATCCGTGGGAAGGAAGAGCCGGCCCTTTACTCCGGCGGCAGGTTTGTTGGCATAAAGATCAGAGATGAAGCGGTTGGCGACCCGCGCCTCCAAGCCGCCTTTGGTCAGAATATGAATGACGTTAGCACCACTCGCGTGCGTGGCCGCTGTGGTGCCCTCCGCCCCGCGCGTAACGGTGAACGTGTTGCCGACTACGGCAGTGACAATCAGGATCTCAGCGTCGATCTTGATGCGGAAGTTCCCGCTGGTCGGAAAGCCAGTCGCGTCCGTCATCGTGCAACTGGTGGCAGTCGGCGTGGTAATGGCTGCCGACAGTGTGGTGGCGGCATTGTTGGTGGACTTTTCAATAGCCATCAGTATTGCCTCCACGAAAGGACCGTCATGCCCGCATCGGCTTGTCCGGCAGACGAGGAATAGCCGTCGCCACCGTTGACGCATATCCCGATCTGATTGGGCGTGATGAAATCAGTTCGACTGCAACTCGCCATCTGCGTCCAGGTGACGCCATCGACAGAAATGGAGACGACGCGGTTCGTCGTGCCGTCGTCGTAATACTTGATCCAGAGGAGGGGCGATTCGGAACAGTGGGCGGCGCTCGGCCAGCCAGTGGCCGTGCCGCTGGCTGCCGTGGGGCTGTTGTAGTTGTACCCGCCGACATTCATGTCGGCACTGCCGCCCTTCATTCCATAGCACGCGAGTTTGCCCCCAACGGAATCGCGGATACAAAGACCACAAGCGATCCCCGTGCTGGCATAGGCAAACACGTTGGGGAGCAGCGCCATCTCCACAGTGAACGCGCCCGCCGGATATGCCTTCACGCGGCAGCGAAGGCACTCGCCGTTGTTGACCTGCCCTTGAAGGAAGATCGCCCCCTTATTGTCCACGATGGTCGATGTCCCCTGGTTCACCCAGGTCGGAAAGTCCGAGGCTTGCGGCGGAGTCATCGGCCAGATGGGGCCGAACTTCTCCCAGATCGAGCCGTTGTCGCGCTCGATGAACAGCCCATCGGTCGGCAGAAAGATGCGACCGGGCACTCCGGCAGCCGGCCGATTGGCGTAGGTGTCGTAGGCGGCCAGGTCGTTCTGGTCGTGGGCGTCCAGTGCCCCGGCGGTCAAAACGTGCTTCACCGTCGCGCCGTTAGTGTGCGCGGTAGCAGAAGTCCCCTCCTGGTGGCGCGCGACGGTCAGGGTCGTGCCGCTGACGCCTGTGACCTTCATAATCTCGCTGTCCACAAGGATGCGGAAGTCGCCGCCGGTAAAGCCCATCGCGCTGGCCACGCTGATCGACGTGGTGGAGTCGTCGATGTCACCGCTCAAGGTGGTGCTGGCAAGGTTCTTGAATTGCTCGGCCATTATGCTTGTCTCCAATGCAGGCAAGAGACCACGCGCGGGATGCCGTTCGAGGTTTTCCAACTATTGGCGAACACCCCGATCTGATCGGCCGTGCAGAACACCGTTCGCCCCTGGGGAGGCTGAACCGGCGCGAAGTTCACGCCATCGCACGACACTTTGACGTTTCGGTAGGTGCCGTCATCGCTGAATTTGATCCATAGCGGCTGGATCATCGGCGTACCGTACTGGAAGACGCCGCCACTGAGCGTCGTGGGGTTGGTCCACTGGGCGTAGGTGAAGTAGAACGGATAGTTGCTCAGGCCCCAGCCGTAAGTGAGAACTTTACCTGACCCACTCTCCCGCCAGCAGATGCCAAACTGGGGGATGTTGTAGTTTTGTACAATAGGGGGATTGACGGCCAGGAAGGCAACCGTGATTTCATAAGGAGTCGCCGGAGCAGTTTTGACCAGCAGCCGCAAATTGTCGCCCGAGGCCACGTCGCACGACTTGAGGACCATCATTCCTTTGGTGTCCACGACGGTCGAAGTCCCTTGATTGACCCAGGAGAAGTCGCCGCTGGCCGGCGGTGTCATGCGGCTCAATGGGAGCATGTCCCACATCGAACCATTGTCCTGATGCACGAAGCCCTCGGTCGGCAGATAGAGCCGCCCCGCCTGCCCGGCCGCATCACGGCTGGCGATCGCGCCGGTGGCGAACTGCTCGATGTCCCGTTGCGCGAGGGAGCCGGCCGTCAAGACGTGGAAGACCGCCGCATCAGCATCGTGGCTGGCCGCGCTGGTTCCTTCCTGCGCCCGCGTGACCGTGAAGGTCTTGCCCTGCACGTCCGTGACCAGCATGATCTCGCTGTCGATGATGATGCGAAAGTTGCCGCCGGTGGGGAATCCAACGGCCGACTTCACCGTCAGGGTCGTCACGCTGTTGTCAATCCCCGTCGCCAACGAGGAAAGGCCGCCATTTGCAAATCGTTCGTAGGCCATCGTGATTCCTCACAGAGAAAGAAGGGGAAAGAAAGGCCGAGCGGGGCTTCTTGCGGAAGGCCCCGCCCGACCTATGGCGAGGGAATCCCGTTACGCACTGACCGTGTACGTGACCTTCAACTGATCGCTGGCGTTGACCGGCACGTCGCCCGTGCCGAATAGCGCGGTTGCCCAGAGGGTGCCGCCGGCTTCGTGGTTGCTCTTGTTGTGGGCGTTGGCGATGCCGCCCACGAGGAACAGGCCCTTGACGGTTCCGCTACCGGTGATGTTGAAAATCACCGGGCTGGAATTGGTGATGGCCTGGCCCGAGGCTGCGCCCTCGGTCCACTCGGGGCGGGTGCTGGCACTGTCGCCGTTGCCGGCATCGGTGTAGTCGGTGAACTCTGCCCAGCCGTTGCCGTTGCCGATGTTCGCGTACACATCCGTGGCGGCCAGTGTCGTGTAACCGCTGTTGGAGATCATCCCCAGCCACCAGGTTGTGATGGCCGAGACGCCGTGGAACATCACGTCCAAGAGTTTGTTCTTGCCCTCGTTGGTGATGCCGTTGTTGAATTCGTAATGGCCGATCTTCCGGCCGTTGCGGAAATGCTCAACCACGAACCTGCCACGCGGTTGGAGTTGGTCTTCGGCCTTGCGGTTGCGGACCATGCTGCAACCCGCGCTCTGGCCGACGTTCATTCGATTGATGCTCATTGCTGTTCCTTCGGGGAAAAAAAGGGTTACAGGGTCGCCGTGCCGCGCCGCAATTCACGTCGCAATTCAGCGGCGATGGACCTAGCCGTCTGGCGGCCGGTTCCGCCGCCGTTTACCGTCACGTTGATGTCACCGATGTTGGTGACGCTTCCGCCTTCGCTGCGGTAGGCCGGCTGGACGCCGGCATTGATGGCGGTCAGTTGCGAAGCAAACCTCCGCGCCGAGGCAGCGTTAATCACCACCTCGCCCGGCGAGAGCATCGCCGGAATCACGTCCGTGCCGGCCGGGCCGCCGCCGGCCAAGAACTTCCACGCCACGCCGCCGTGGGCGGCGGTCATTGCGGGTGCCGGGGCCTGGATGTATTGCGAGGCGTTCGCCACATCCCACATGGCGTCCGCCAGGGCTTGGGCCTGGTTGACCAGTCCGCCCATGTTGATCTGCGAGACCTGGCCGAGGGCCGCATTCGCGCCTTCGGCGTTGGTCTTCACTTCGCCGGTGCTCTTCTTTGCTTCCTCAGCGCTCTTTTGGACGGCCTTCAAGGCTTCCTCAAGGACCGCACGGTCCTCGGTGGCCTCCGCCGCTTTCGGAGCCATCTGTTGAAGGCCCCTCTGCTCGGCCTCGATCTTCTTGGACAAGTCCACCGCCCGGCTGGCCGCCCGCATGAACTCTTCCAGGGCTTCCTTGCTCGCCGCGTTCGGCCTGACGGCTTCGAGGTACTTTTCCTGGGCGGCCTTCAACAGGTCCAAGTCCGCCGTGGAAACCTTTGCGCCCGGCGTCTGGAACTTGGCAATGGCATCTTGCAGTCCGAAAATCGCGTCCCGGATCGGCTGGAACATGCCTGGAAACAGGCTGTTCTGATTCGCCAGTATTTTGGCCAGTCCGCCGAAGCGATCCAAGTCCTTGATCCATCCGACGTTTGCCCAACGGTCCAACGAGCCCTTGATCTCATCAGAGACCTTGGCCAAGGTGGCGTTGTCATCCGCCAATTGCCCCTTCATCATGCCGAACTGGTCGATGATCTGCTTGGTGCGCTGCAACTCCTGCGAGTAATGGTTGATGGCTTCCTCAGCCGACATCCCCTTGGTCGCTTCTGCCAGGCGCGGGCTGGAAACATTGATCCACTCGACCATCAGCCGCACCGGGCCGACACCTTGCTCGATGTCCGCCCGGAACTTGGCAAATGTCTCCGGGGCCGCCCACAACTTCCCCACCTCGGTCTGCGAGACGCCGCCCTCCAAGGCGGTCGTCACGCGGCGCTGAAGCTGGTCGAAGGCCAAGAGGTCGGCCACTTCGACTTTCTTGCCGCCCATCCACTGCTCGCGGAACTGGCCCAACTTCTCCGTAAGATCGGCCTGCTGCTTGGCCAATTCCTGGGGCGACTTGGCCCCGTGCTTGTCGAAGGCTTGCAGGTCAGTGAGGATGTCCTTCATCAAGGACTTCATCGTGTCCAGCCGCTTCTGCTCGTTGGCGGCCTCGTCCGCGAGTTTTTGAGCACGCTCGGCTTGCAGTTGCTCTAGCTTCTTCTCGGCCGAAATCCGCTGTTCCAGATTGGTACGGATGCTCCGCTGGGCCTGGTCTTGCAGCCAAGTCTCGCCCGTGTTCTTGGCAAGCTCGGTGCCCTCTTTCAGATACGCCTCGGCCCGCTGCGAGACTGCCTGGGCGCGGCGCACGTCATCCTCGGTCTGCGCCTTGGCAAGCGCCTCGTTGGCCTGGGCCTCCAACGCCCAACTCCGCTGAAGGATCAGCCTTGCCTTCTGGCTGTCCTCGAACTTCACGTCCTCGTCCATCCACTTCCTGAACATCAGATCGGAATACTGATCTTCAAGACCGACGCGATGGTTCTGCGACTCCTGCACGATCCGCAGAGCGGCGTTGGCGGCGTTGCGGTAGGCGGCCACCACCCGCTCCTGCGAGGAGATCATCGACTGCATCGCCTGGCGGTCGCTCTCTATGATGTCCCTGTTCCTGTCGCGCAGTTCGTCCAGGGCCTTAAAATAGCTGCGGCGCATCATCGCCGCGCGGTTCTCCCACTCGCGGTTCTCGGCGGCCGTCTTCTTCTGCTCTTCCTCCTCAGCCACCCGCCGCTCTTCCTGCTTATTCTTGATGAAATCGAGCGTGGCCTGGCGCTGCTCGGCTGCCAGCCGGCGGGTCTCGTTGATCGACTGGGCCGTGCTGTAGCTCATGCTGCCGGCGAAGAGCGAAATCGCCGCCGAGGCGACCAGGAAGACCCAGCCTATCGGCCCCATCGCCAGTCCCAATCCCCGGACGGCTATAATCAGGACGCCGAGGGCAATCGCCGCGGGAATGGCCGCCGTGCCGATCCCCTGGATGACGGCCGCGAGCTTGTCGGCCCCGCCCACAAGCGCCATCATGTCCGCCAGAATACAGGTCAACCAACTGCCGAAATCCTGCGTCAAGTCGATCTTCAACTGGTTGATCGTTTTGGTCAGCTTCTCCGAATCGGTGCTGGTGAATTGCTTGAGAACCTTGTCGAGCATTTCGGGCGTGGAAGCCTCCATCGCCTTCATGGCCTCTTCGACCTGTTTCACCCCTTCCCTGGTCAAGCGGAACTCGGCCAGCAAGCCCCGGACATTGGGGATGTCTTTGGCGATCTTGACGCCCATGTTGTCGGCGGCAGCGGCGATGGCCTGCAAAGCGCCCTCAAAGCCCTTGGCCGCCACCAATTGCGTCGGGTCCGAGAAGCCCATTTCCCGCGTTACCCTCTTCATGTCCTCCGAGGGCTTGATGAAGGCGGTCATCGCGCTGCGCAGGGCAGTGACCGACTTGTGGGCGTCGATGCCGCCGATGGTCATGCCGACCATCGCCGCATTAAGCTCGTCCAGGCTGATGCCCAGTTCCTTGGCGATGGGCATGACCTGGCCCATCGTTCCCGCCAACTCCTCGCCGCGCACCCGGCCCAGGCGGATCGTGGTGAAAAACTTCGCGGCCACCGCATCCGCCTGATCGGTCCCCATGCCGTAAGCGTTGAGCGTCCCAGTAATCAGCAGAATGGCCTGATGGAAGTCCATCACGCCGACCTTCGCCAGTTTCATCGCCGCCGTCATCACGTTGGCCCGATCCGCCATCGACGTGAACTGGTTGGAGAGGGTCTGGTACAGCCCCTCGGTGGCCTCCTTCAAGGGGACGTTATATTGCTTGGCGAACTCGGCGGCCTCGCCCGTAAGCTGCGCGAAACTGCCACCGATCTCCGGGGCGATGGTCTGGACCTCGGCCACTCGCCGCTGGAACTCGATGGACTCCGACACGGCATCGCGCAGGGCGTCCCGAATCTGGCTCATGGCCCGCACGATGAACTGGGTCATCACCACGCGCGAGAGCGTGCCCCAGGTAACGACCAGCCTTGCGGTCTTGTCGTCGGCGTCCTTGGTGGCGTCGGCCCCGTCCTTCATCCCGCTCTTGATTTTGCCGCCGGTGTCCGCGGCGGTCTTGCCGACATTCGCCAACGCGGTGTCCAGTCGCTTGGCATCCGCCTCCATGCCGGGCGGGAGCCAGAAGCCTGCCGAAGTCCCCGCCGCTGCGGCCGGCGCGGTCGGCAGTTGCAGGGACCCGGCCTTCGACATAGCATTGGCCGTCCGGGTGGCGGCCGAGGCCATCTCCTGTAGTCTCTTGACGGCGGCTTCCGCCTGGCTGTTCCAGTTGTCCAACTCGCCGCCAAAGGTCCGCAACGCCAGGCCCGAGTTTTGCAGCGCGTTGTCAAGGTTCCGAAGCGCCTGCAAGGCGTCTTCGACGCTGAAACCGAGTTTATTGACGATTTCGTCGGCCATCGCGGCACCTTGCTAAGACTTCACCGGCACGGCAACAACGTGAGGCTTGACGGGCAGCAGGTCCACTTTGTCGGCAAAACGCAGGAACGCCCTGGCACCAACCGCCTGAAAGTTGTAAGGGCCTTCCTTCAAGACGCGATAGAAAAGCGTGGGGTCGGGTTCGACGTTGGCGTTGTGATACTCGTTCCAGATCAGCCACGGCAGAGTCGTGCTGTAGGTGAAGCTGTACTCGCCGGTCTGCTTGTCTGCCGTCACCCTGCCGTCACTCGCGGCCTGGCCCATCCCGGTGCGGTCGATCCGGCTGGTGAACAGGCCGTGGGCCGCACTGACGGCTGCCGGCGCGACGGGCAGGGAGTGGCCGATCGCGCCGGCCAGTTTCACGAACGTGGCCCGTGATGCCCCGCTCCACACCGGAATTTCCGCCATGACCGCCTCCAGCCAGACCAGTACGGCCTGGGCGATCATGTCGCTCATGTGCCGGTCCAGTGCGCTGCGGTAAGCAGCCACGTCGATGCGCGGCATGGAGAGTTGAGCGGTGAACTTCATGGTGCCCTCCAAGTAAACAGCCGCCTTGAGCAGCGTCTGCGGATTATCCTTGAAGGCTCCCAAGCCCGTGTTGCACCGATTGCACAAGAGACCACGCACTTCACCCGTCGCATGATCGTGGTCAACGCAAAACTGACCTTTCGCATTGGTGCCTGGATCGAGGCTGCCACAAATCGCACACCGACCTCCCTGCTGCCGTAGCATCCCCTCGTATTCAGCCCGGCTGAGGCCAAACTTCTTCTGAAGCTGGTAATCCCGGCAACATTCCTTGCACCAAGGACGACCGCGACCCCGTAACTGAGCCTTTTGATAGGCTGTACGAGGCTTCTCGTGGTTACACACCCAGCAACGCAGTGATTCAGATTCGGTCAAACTCGTTTCACTGCTCATTGGCCCCTCTCTCAGCACGTCCAATGGGCGTCCGTACCCCGGCCAGTTGCGCCTCCCTCTCCGCTTCGTCGTGACCGCGCAACTGATCGAAGGCGACGATCAACGCCTGGGTCTCGACGCCGCACTCGTCCCAGGACGGCTTGACGCCCGGCGGCCGGATGCCTAGCCGTTCGCAGGCTCGCCAGACGGCGAACTCGGCTGTTCGCTCTGGGGCGAAGAGAACTCTTCGGGCATTGGAGTTTGACCAAGCAGAAAAAGCTCGCGGGCCTTTTGCAGCTTGCTCTCGTCCAAGGCGTTGGCCTCCAGGACCAGGGCCAGCACGCGGTTGCACTCCACCTGGGTCAAACCGCCGCTTTTCAGATCGTCCTCCCACTTCGACCAGGTGCGAGGATCATTCTCGTTGAGCGTGTCCCACTCGATTTCGGAGGGGGCCAGGGACTTCAACACCATGTAGCCCAACCGCTTCTTGGCCCACTCCCCGAGCACTTGCTGGTAGGTAGGGTCGGTCATGTTGGGAATCCAGCCGTCCTTGGTGAACTTTCCCGGCGGCTTCGGGTAGGGACAGCGGGCCTCGAACTCGCTCATATCGGGCAGGCCCTTGGCGCGGAAGACGATTTCCTTGTCGCCGCGCGGCAGAACCAACAGCACTTCGTTGGAGAGTGACTTGGGGTCGATTCCAGCAATCTTCATTGGGTTCCCTCGCTAAAAGGAAAGAGAAAGAGGCGGTGCCGGCACCGGTGCCGGCACCGCGTTCTGGTCGTGTAGGCCAGAGAAACCGGCCTTCTCGATGAAGGGGCCGGGGAGTCGTCTTAGGCGGCGCGGGTCACGATGGGGGCCGTGATGTTGCACTTGCCCGTCACCGAGATCGTGGCGTCCTTGAAGTTCACCTCTCGCTGCTCCGAGCGGAAGTCGGGGAAGAGCGTGGTTTCACCCTGGGTCGTGCCGCAAGGCGGAACATGCTCGACCTCGATGGCCACGGCGTAGGGTTCGCAGGGGTCTTCGGCGTAGGTAATCCATTCCGAAGCGGCCCCGATGCCCTTCAGCGCGTCCATCGGGCTGATGGCTTCGCTGGTGCCGGTGGTGATGTGCTCGTACACGCTATCCCACTTCACGTCCATCGGAACTTCCTTGCCCTCCTTCACCGTATCCAGGTTGTCCCGGTCGAGCAGGTAGTTGTACTCGTTGTGCTCGGTGTAGGTGATGTTCCCGTCGCCGATCTTCACTTCGAGCTGCTGGGGCAGGAACGTGATCGCGGCGTCCGTAGCATACGTGCCGGCCCCGAGGGCAGGGCTGAACGTGATGTCGGTCGTCTCGTCGGCCTTGTTCTCCTCGGCACTTTGCGTGCGGGCCGTGACGACGTGGACCGCATCGGCGTCCGTCTCGCCGTCGATAGTGAAACGAGCGCCCACGGGAATCTTCTTGGTCTTCCCGCCGACCGCTGTGGGGATGCTCGTGCTCGACACCTTGCAAGTGGTGTCGCTTGCGGCCACCGCCGTTTTGTCCGGCGTGAGTGCCTTGTTGCCAAGCGCCGTGCAAGGATAGGTGTCCGGGTGCGCCCCCAGACCATCCTTGATCCGCACGGTGCAGTCTCTCAACTCAATGCGTGCCATGTTCGGTATCTCCTGTTTATTGGTTGGTGGAAATCTCCATCCGGTAGCGAGCGTCTACCATCGACTGCTTGAGCCGGTCGGTCGAATTGACCTGTCCGAAGTGCATGACGCGGATGGCGTCGTTGCGGCCTTGGAAAGGCGACAGGCAACCGACAAGCGCGTGCTCGTCGTCTCCGGGTTCTTTTCCGTACTTGTAGACGGCGACGGCTCCGTCCATTGCCTCGTGGAACACGCCCATCTTCTGGATGATGGCGTACTGGTTCTTCTGCTCTTCGTAGCGACTGAGGAACAGCACGTTCACGATGACTTCAATCTGGAAGTAGTTGTGGCTCAGTTCCTTCGTGAACGGTCCTGTGATGCGGATTTCACACCGATCCGTGGCTTCCATGAACTCCGTGGTCCGGTCGTCCAAACCTTCCACCAGAACGGAAAGCTGCTGGCTTTGGGCCACTTGCTTCAAGAAGGTGGCTACGGATGCGAACACCCAGCGTGCCCAGTTAGGATTGGCGGACATGGCTCAGGTCTCCGCTACGGCCTGCGAATCCAGGGCCAGCGCGCTGTCGGCCGAGGGATCAACAATCGACCCAGCCACGCCCAGGGACTCGCCCGGCAATTCCTTGCCGGTGATGATGTACGCCACGTCGAACTCGTACTCTTCATGGTTCTCGATGGCGTACTTGCGGCCGTTGTAGGCCAGCCAATCGCTCTTGTGCAGCACGAGGCTCGGGCAATCGCGGCGCTCGATGATGAACAGCCGCTTGCCCGACTCGAAGCCGCCGCCCGTGACCATCTGCTTGTTCGCAGAGATCATCGAAATCGACTGCTTCACTTCGCGGCTCAGCGTCACGGGCAGGACGATGGCCCGGTGAATCCGGGTCGCCGTCTTCGTTCTGGCCACTTCGCCGGTCTTCGTATCCGTAGCCACCACGCCGTTCTGATAGACAACAATGCTTCCGCCGTACTGACGCTTTAGCGGCCAAGTGTCAGCACTCGTCGCCCCCCCGGGTGACAGCACTCGTCGCCCGGGTGGGGCTGCGGTAGAACAGGGAAGAAACGAGTAGAAAGGACACTGC